TCGAATTATATCCGCCCTTAATCCACTCAACCGTATATCATTACTGTCCAGGATATGATCAAGCTGAGTAAACGTTCCACCATAAGAAAGCGTATTAATAACTTTTATAACATTCCCACCTATAGTCGGTATGTTCCCACCCTCTGTCAAGTCAACACTCTCTTGAATAGGTGCAAATGGAGCAGGTTTTAACACATTGTCTTTCCATGTATAAGTAGGGGAATAACTTGCGACACTAGCTTCAATCCACCTGAATACACTATTTCCCCCACTAACAGTATAAAGCCCGATATCTGCTGCGTTTGCTATAGAAGGCACAGAATCTAAATATATCCTGACCGCGTTAATATAAAGAGCCATTTATGAAGTTTCCTCACCACAAAAATTTAAATCAAAATTGAAATTGTCATAATTTACATGCTTGATTTTTAATACTGCATCAAGCCATTGACAAACATAAGTGCCACTTTCTAACTCTAATCGACCGAACAAATAATTTCCCGCCTGCGATATTATTGTAACATTATTATTCCTCACAGTAGCCAGTAGATGATTTATCAATGCAGCCGCTTTGCTTTGATTGCACACCATACCTAATTTTGTATAATGAGAATTTACTGAAGGAAATTTCGATATTGTATAAGGTAAACCACTATAAGTTAATTGAGTACTAAAACCAAATCTTGTATGAGATTCAGGCATATTGGGAGGATACCTCAGATTGGTAATAGTACCTATTTGCAAATCACCTTCCGACACTTCCGCAGGTAATGAATATGTGGGTTTTGATTCTTCTACAAAAGCAATTTCAGTCCTGAAATATTGCCAGGGTTCTTCTAATACGGGTTTAGCCTCAATGCTTATCATTCTACAACCAAAATTACCGCTATCTCCATGATCTGGTCCGAATGGATATAAACCACTATTATTGCCAAGTTTTAAAGTTACCGAGACACCACGCCCTTTGTTCATATCATTAAATATAGCAAGTAATGTATTTGTATTTGTTGCATTTAATAACCATGTTGTCTTTAATATTCTATTTACATTTGCCACACCATTATCCCATATACCAAATCCTCTCGGAAGTTTCTCGGTATGAATCAAGGCCGTTCCTATAATAGTCTCATATCCATATTCAGGAGTATCCAAAGGATAATCAACACTTGCCACATTTATATTTATAGTACCCATATTATACCGTTACAAATCCTAACCGTTGAGGATCAATATGACCGGTTCTAATTGCATTGGCAAAGTCTACACCGAACCTTTCCAATGTACTACCTATTTTCTCTACAGTCCTATCAGAAGCGTCACCCGCTATACTTATATTGAAACTTACATTATTTCCACCAAAAGTATTTCTTGTCTGTGCATTGGTCATTATCTGTGAGCCTCTTGGTATATACATAGCTTCCGGCCCTTCCTCACCGACTATCCCCCATCCACCTGGAGCAGAAGAAGTACCACGAGCGAATTTCTGTGCTCTGATGGTTGCTATCTGACCTGCTGTAATAGCCAAGGCTTCTATAATACCAGCAGCAGCCAGGGCAGCTTTATCGTAATATGTTATACCAGTATCCCATCCGGCCTTTGCTGCTGTTACAGCACTTGCAGCCCCTTCAGCAATTGCTAAACCTATAAGAATATTTTGCTTTTTTTTGGCAGACATTTTAGAATTAGCAACCGCTACAGAAGCCATTTGATTTAGAGCACTACCTAATCGCATATAATTATTTGTTATAGCCCATCTTTCTTCACTTGCAATACGTTTTCTTACATTAGCCGCCTCTTCCCTTGCTGCCGTTACTAAAGCCTCATACTCTCTCGTTGTGATTATTTTCCAATCGTAAAACTCTTTATATTGAGCAATTTCTTCTTCGAGTGCTATTTGCTCTTGTGTTTTGTTCATGTTCTGGTATCTTTTTATTAACTCTTGTTTTTTCTGCTCATGTTTTTCAGCTGCTTCTATGAATTTTTCCTGCCATTTTTGTATTAAATCGTAATGCTTTGCAAATGGTGATTCAGCTTCTTTTTTTGCCGCCCCCCCAGCTCCACCTTCTCCGGGTGCACCAGTAACACCCGTACCACCCAAGCCGCCTATCTTTACCGTTTCAATTTGCTGCCCTACTGACTTCCAAGCATTTTTTATATCATTAATATCTTTTACCGATTGCTTTGCAGTTACATTTTGTAAACGTGATATTCCTTCCAATCCTTCTGTAACTTCATCCATTACAGCCTGAAAATTAACTTTTGAAAATTCTTCTTTTATAAGTGTGCCTATATCAAATCGCTTTTCCTCTATCATTCTTAATATGACATTACCCAAAGCCCTAAAGCTATCTATAATACCCTGAATGACTTTATCAAATGCTTTACCCATCATTACAGCAGCCATAATGACTTGAACAATACCAGATACAAGCCATCGTACTGCAAGTGTAGCACTATTCCATAATGTTCTTATAACTGCTACAATACTCAATAATATTTTTAAGTATGCCTTGATATTTTCAACATTAGCAGCCACAAAATTACTCAATGCATTAATAACTTTTTTTAATGATGGTAGAAATACACCTGCTAATTGTGCCTGAAATTCAAATATGTTTGACCGCAGTATTGCCATTTGTGCCACAAAAGTCTTTGCACCTTTTTCAATAGCGCCCGGAAATCTTTCTTCCCACACTTCAAGCATTGCAGCCCTTATTGAAGCACTATCTTTTTCAACCACTTTTCTCACATTGCCGGATGCAATTATAGCCTTTGCACCCGTTCTATCTATTTCAATACCGAGCCTTCTTAGTGTTTTCTTATTCAATCCTATAAGTGAATCCAGTACATCTGCCATTTCCCTGTTAAAAAGTAATGCTACCCCGCCCAATGTTTTTAACTGTTGTATGGTAGGATCGATACCAACAGCTCTTAATCGTACATAGGATTTTACAACGTCTTCAGTTTCAAGGGGAGAAGTACGGGCGAACTCTCTTATAGCACCTAATTTCTTAGCCGCTTCCGCTGCTGAACCTGTAACGGCTCTTAATTGTATTTCAAATAGTTCTATTTTAGCAGCCGCAGAAACAAAAGATTGAGCAATTTTAAAAGCAACAAAGGCGGCAACCGCATGACGTAAATTAAAAAACTGCTTGGTTACATTTTTGACGCTATGACCAAATTGCGCCATTTTCCCCCGTACCTTGTCTATGTTTTTGCTTAGTCTATCTTGTAAAGTTAATAGAACCTCAATTTTTTTCGACATTTTTTATACTTTCTCTTTCAAATTTATTGAAATAAAAGCTCCATAGATCAAAAGCACTCACGAGTTTTTTCGGTTGAAACAATCTTCCCCGTCCATCAGGCCATCCATTACCATTTCTATATTCAAAAAAATAGGGTAAGAGTCCAAAACCAGAGGCAATAGCACGGGGGCACTGCTGCACCGGTATTTTCCCCTTACCCTTGCAATAAATACAATATTTATTCTTTCCCTCACAGAAAAGGCATTCATCTATTATCCAGATCGTCTTTTGTTTAAACGGCTGCTTACATCCACGTTTTATCTTTTGCTTTTTATCACAATTTTTACAATTAAATATTTTTGACAGTATTGTATCATTTTGAATATGCGCAGCCGCAATTAGTTTTTTGCTTCATCTCCTGTTAAATTAAAATGATCCAAATACCAACTATACAACTCCTTTTTTAAAGCTGACATTAACATCATACTTGGTTTTCCATCTTTGGGAAAATCAGGAACCTCCTTATTATCGCTTTTCCAATCACATAATGCAATATCAAGCAATTCGTTGATACTTTTTAAATCATCTACAACAGATGATGGTTTACTTACTATTTTAATAAGCCTTTCTTCAATTAGCTTTTCCCATTCTTTTTTCGGTGGTTTTTTCTTACCCTTGTATTCTTTTTCCAGTTCTTTTACAATAGAATCATAACCACCTTTCATCTCACCCATATCTATAGGCTTTTCAAAGGTTTTTACTATCGTAATCTCTAAATCACCCACAGGTGGGAGAAAGAAATAAGTCACACCATCAATTTCTTTTGTAAGCTTTTGATCTCTTGATATAGGTATCATAACGCCCCCGTATGTTATTAGTTTATAATTATTTATGAACTTGTACTTGACGAACTACTCGAACTGCTGCTCGAACTTGACGAACTACTTGAACTATTGCCACCCAACACACTGATTTTAAAATCGTTACGGTTTAACTGTCCTTCAATATCATAAGCCTGAACACCATTTTCCTCACTTGGGGTAACTTTAGTTAATTGAGAATATCCACAGGCTATAATGATATTGTCATCAGCGCCATACGTTAAATCTAACGCGCCACTTGTTAATGCTCTCAAATCCGCATCGGGGTCTGTAGTTCCTGTAACATCCCTATATACTTTACAAGTAAATTTAATCTTCCTTGTAGTTACCTGAGATTTTCCCACCCCTGTACTATCTGAAGGCAATGTCGTTGCTTCAATATCCTGATTCCCATCAATCTCAAGATTCAAACACCTATAATCAGAATCATCATTGATAGTTAATGTAACGCCTGTAAGCGGTGGTACTGCTGATCTGTTTTTAGCTACGACTGGCTGTGTAGCATTAACCGGAGCACCGCCATCACGCCCAACGCCTGTAAGTTCTATTTTCCCAATGCATTCACCGGAAAAATCAAACGTCATCTTCCAGTTAAATTTAAGATTACCTGCTTTTTTTAACTTGCAAGATGTTGCATTGAGATTGCCAGAATATTCCCAACACGTACCCGCAGTATAAACCGTATTAGATGGGATATAGTGGAAATAACTATTATTCTCAACCTTGGCAAATCTGGCACATTCCAGCACCTTACCCCAATCAGGTTCAAGCCCTGAATCCGCAGCCCCAAAATTTCTTATAGGACATATCAAAGTTACATTAGCTTTCTGCCTTCCTAAAACAGCCGCATCTTGTGTATAGCCCCCGCCCACAAGCGCTATTTCAGTCATTGCAATATCAGGCTCAATTTTACTCCCTGCCTCACATTCAAGCAAATCAGTTGCTACAAGAGTAGTTTCCGGTGTAGATTCCGCTGACTGCTTTTTAAATAAAAACAGCTTTAGAGTATCTTCCATAACATTTCCTTTCTATCCAAGTAAACTTGGATCAGTTGCTTCAATTCTTGCCATTATATTTAAAACTACATAAACATGAAATTCTATATTATCATCTATACCTTCAAATAAATATCCATAATCTTCAATTTTTGTTATTACCGCATAACCTCCCCTGGTAGGATCAACCATTAGTGCCTGAATAATATCACCATGCACATTTCTCGTTACATACGTTATTTCATCCTCTGTTTGATCCTCATCATTATAATTGATACAATATTTAATAACATATTCAAGGGATGTCTGAGCTACATTATGAGGATGTGTATCTACTTCTGA